AAAATTCTAAGTGTTTCCACTTAGAATAATTTCCAATCATATACTGTATCCATAGACATCCATATATAACCTTCATTTGGCCAATCCTTTATATAAAGGAATTTGTTCTTGTTATACATAAATTTTCTGAATATCTCTAACTTGCTAAAATACTTCTCAAGGAATTTGAATCCATTTGCAAATGGACAACATATTGATAACATTCTCATTGGAGTAAGCTCTTCTGAAATGTCTACACCTTCTAATTTTTTAAACCATCTTTCTTTAAATATCAAATGTACAAATAAATATAGTTCTGTTTGTACTGGCTCTGATAAATAGTTCCAATATCTACCTAAATAAAATATTTCTTCTGTTTCTTTATTATTATTTATGAATTTAGGTTCTATTTTCATTCCAAGGTATTTGCATAAACATTGATTTACATAAATTTCTGTCTTTGTGGTATAGAGTATTGAATCATCTCCACATATTGATATGTCACTTCTTTTCTCTGAGTTAAATTTTATTGAAGACATTGCGCAGTTATTCATTATTACGTTATTATCGTATGCTAAATTTTCAAATTCTTTATTTGACATGTAAGTTAATTGTCTAGAAGCATACCATATTGTTAAGTTAACAAAACTATCAAAATAGTTTGTTAAATAAGTTCCTGACGCAATTCCTTTCTTTTTAATAAATAAAGTATCTTGATAAACAATCGGTGAATATTTAGTATAAAATCTCAATAAACTAAATATTTTCTTTTCTATTTGAGTTAATTCTCTACTATTTTCGTAGATTGAGAAAAATAAGTCTATAAAGAATAATGGAATCGTTCTATCAAATTTTGAGTAGTCCATTGAGTACATATTGTATCCATTTTTAGTTCCAAGTCTTGATCTCAAACTTCTAACTATTTTTCTACTTATCTCTACGTTTCTTAATCCAGTTGGAGTAATCGGATCTGCACATTTCTTATTCCATTCGCCATATGATATAATTGTATTTCCGAAGAAATAAATTTCAAGTGCAATTATTCTATGTGGAACGCACCAAACTTCTCTAGTTTTAATTTCATAGTCATTTTCTTTTTCCAATATTTTAGGTTGGAATCTATAATATATAACTAATGGATTTTTCATTAATAAATTGTTATACATACTATATAAAGTTGGTTTTTTAAAAAGGTTGTTTAACCATTTTGTAACATCATTAATTGACTTTTTATCAGTTTTCTTACAATAATGCGGATAACCTGAAGCCGTATTTTTAACACTAAGTTTTACTGCCTCACTAATTGTCATTTTCTTATGTTTCTGAATATGAATTCCAAAAAGTCGTAAATCTCTGGCCGCTGAGACGGCTGCATTTGCCCAAAAGTACGTCTCACCTCGTTTAAGGCGTCTAGATAAACTAGTATATTCCGAAAGGCTCTCTGCCGTTGACGTACGGATTGTGCTCTTTGTAATTTCTCTAAGAAACTTTGGAGCTGCGTTGAAATGATTAAGTGAATTGTATTCCCATATAATATTATCATAAGTAGGATTCCCGCTATGAAAAACGCTTTTAAAATGTTTGTAAATCTTGGTAGATCCAAGTTCGTTCTTCGAAAATCCTGATCCGGGAAACTCTTTCGTATATTTTGAGGTAATTTTCTGTTGTTTTTGTCCAATTTCGTTTCTTTTAATGAATATATTGATAATTTTGTCATTGATTCCTTTTAATATGTTAGAATCATTTAATTGTGTAGTAAACATTGTTTTAACTACTTTAGATATAAGATCTAGTTCTGCGGCGCTACTACGCATAATATAAATAAACTCCTTATAAATAAAT